AGTTCAAGATATTTACCGGGCAACGCGGGGCGCGGTGTCTGATGTCCTTAAGGAGGGCGGCGCGGGTCCGGCCTTTGATCGGAATGAATGGCTCGGCAATGATTCCGCGTCTGATCATGCGGGCGGTCGCGCTGCGGGCTCGGCCATCGGTGGTGTGTTCGCGCCGCTTACCGCCCTTGATCTGCCGGCATTCACGGGCACGGGTTCGGGGTCGGGCATCATTGGTTTCACTACGCCTTGGGGTGCTTTCTCGTTTCAGCCGGGTCCGGAAAGTATTTGGATACGTAGAATTTTCCTGCTCGTCTTGCTTATTCTGTTCTGGATGGCTATGGCGTCCATTGTAAGGTCCGGTTTCCCAGCGTAAAAATTATGATTCGCTATATAGGTCAAACTCTTCAAGCTATCGGGGCGGTTCTCCTCATTATTGGCAAGCTGATCATGTTGCTGATAACCTCGTTCTGGTCCATTTTGGTCCTTACCGGTTCGCTGCTCGTTACGCTGCTCCCTCAAGTCGAGGCTGCGCTTGAATGGTTGACGACTCATCTCGGGGCTACGTGGGATATTCTCGGTGATGCTGGTGCTGATGCCGGTGCTGCTATAGCCGCCGGCTGGCCGCCGGAGATTGCCAACGGCCTAGTCTTTGCGAACGCTTATTTCCCGTTGTCCGAAGCCTTTGGAATGCTGATTGTTCTGATGACGGCAAGCGCTACTATGGCAGTTAATCGGATTGTGTTCGCAATCATACGGGGCGCGTGACCTATCGCTTGCGCTGAATTGAATGATTGAAAAACCGAAGGCAATTAGAAAAGAAAGATAAGCAAGCGGAGCGCGCTAGCGGCAAGGTGGGGGTCGGGCGTTCTTTGCGCCTTCGTCCCTCGCTCGCGTCCCCATAAAAAAAACTGTTGGGGAAAATCGGTTTTGCAACAGTGCCTTTCGCGCGGGCGCGAAACCGGGTAAAGTGCGGAGCATTCCGTTGCGTGTGTGGGTCGTTTGGTGATCCCGGGCAACAGGTTTCTTGTGAATCCTTCTGCGGTTTGTAACTTCCCCCAAAAAATTCTTGACCATGTGAAAAACTGCGCCAGTATTCTGCACCTCTCAAAAAAACCTGAGAGTAAACCAAAATCAAAACCAAATCAAAACCGTGAAAAATCGTAAAGTCCTCTTCCCTCTCCTGCTCTGTTCTATGGGGCTTGCTTCTGTTGCAAGTGCCGCCCCCGTGGATATCTCTGATATCATCACTGATGCCACGGCGCAGCTTGATTCCGTCGTTGCTGCTGTGCTCCCGTGGGCTGGTGCGCTTGCGTTGGCCTATATCCTGTTCCGCCTCATCAAGCGCTTTGTGAAGTAGCGTTCCCCTGTGTGCTGTGCTTATGTCTTGCTCCAGCACGCTTAACGCCCCTTGTCATTGCCCGGGTAGGTAGTGGCAAGGGGTTTTCGCTTTATCGCTATGATTGAAAAACTAGGTTATACTTTAATTATCCTTGGTCTGATTGGGTGGCTGCTTCCAAAGATTGCGAAGTTTCGGTCTTCAATCAGTGGTGATAAGGAGCTTCCCGACGGCGCAGAGAGGCGCTCGAAAGATGAAATTTGAAGTCAAAAATCGCTACACCGGAAACGTGCAGTTCGTAGCAGAGATTGATTGCTCAAGTGATACAAGCTACAGCATTAAACTTGGGCTTGCGGTTAAGTGGGGTGTCAAGAATAAAGAAGACCTTCGCGGGGCAAACCTTCGCGGGGCAAACCTTAGATGGGCAAACCTTAGATGGGCAAACCTTAGCGGGGCAAACCTTAGCGGGGCAGACCTTTACAGGGCAAACCTTAGCGGGGCAAACCTTCGCGGGGCAGACCTTAGCGATGCAAACCTTAGATGGGCAGGCCTTTACGGGGCAAAGGATATTCCTGAAATTGCAAAGGCGCAAACTCTTATTACACCAGATGGTGATATTATCGGGTGGAAAAAATGCCAAAGTGGCGTTATCGTTAAACTGCTAATTCCATCATCCGCAAAACGCCACAACGCAACAGGTCGTAAATGCCGCGCTGAATATGCGGACGTTTTGGAAGTTATCGGCGCGGAAGTCGGGATTTCAAAACATGACGGCATGACGGAATACCGTGTCGGGCAACGTGTAACATGCGACAAGTGGGGCGAAGATCGTTTTGAAGAATGCTCAGGCGGTATTCACTTCTTTATCACTCGAATTGAGGCGGAGAATTATTGATATGACAACGGAAAACAAACATACGCCGGGGCCTTGGTATGCGGAAAGCGGACACGAACAGCGGAACGGCCAACTATATTGGCAGGTAACCGATGGTAATGACGCCATTATGCAAAACCAATTTTGCTGGTGTCAGGGCAGTCAAGAAGCCAACGCCCGCCTTATCGCCGCCGCGCCTGATCTTTTGAAAGCGTTGGAAATTGCACTGGTTTGGCTTGACTACGAAGGAAAATATGATGTGCAGGGCATCCGATCCGCAATCGCAAAGGCCCGTGGACAATGACCCTAGAAGAACGATACGCCGAACAATGGCGCAAGGATGCACGGGCAGAAGGGCATGTCAAGCGATTGCCACCATCGCCCCGCATCAATATGACCGCACTAAAGAAGCCGGAGGCCTATGACGCTATTCTAAAATCAGTGCAAAATGGCAACAGTTGCATTGCGTTTATTGCCAAAGATACTGGATATTCGCGCCAATTCGTTCAAGACCGCTTGCGCCGGATGAAAGAAGGTGGCAAGATTGAGAAAGTCGGAAACCAATGGAGGGTTAAGGAATGACCAACTACAATGACGGCAAATGGCATGGCTGGAATGGCGGGAATGCCCTGTGCATCCAAAGAGTTTGGTGGATGCAGTGTGGCATTGCCGGAATACTAGAAAGGCTGGCGTTGTTGAGGGGCACCTAGCAAAAGAAGAAAACCCATATGATGCAACTTTAGCATGGCGCAATATCATTAAATTCCGCGTCGTCAAGCCTTACGTTGAACCGCGCGAGTTTTGGATCAATGAGTATGCCGACGGACTTCTAACCGCGTGGCACACAAAAGAAGTAGCTGACTTCATCGAATCAAGTAGCCGCATCCGCTGCATCCACGTCAGAGAGGTGATCGAATGAAAACCGCAGAACTAATCGCAGAAGCCGTCACCGCATTTGCCATTATCTGGGGTGGCGTGTTTCTTATCGCCATTGTGGGTTAAGCCTGATTAACCTCAGCGGCGCATCCAGCAAATTTCGTATCCACCGGAAAATAAAACTGGATCGCCGCGCCATTTGGCACTTGGTCTCGGCTTCTAGCAAACTGACCAAGAACATATAACCCACCAGTCGCATATTTCAGATTGCGAAAGCGAACTGACCCAGACCCAAAGATACGCCAGCTCTTTCCGGTAATCGTCTGTGATGCAAAATACTTTAACGTTCCGGCAAACGGGCCGTAGATCGTCTCGTTTGTATACGAACCAGACGGAGTGACAAGCTGAACAAGCATCCTGCCGCCACTGGCAATGTCGACCTCAAGACCATATTCATACGGCGCGGAAATGTAAGGCGCCATGTCTGATCCGATCAGATAGCCATCTGCGCCAGCGTGAACCCACCATTCTGCATCCTGCGACCATCCGGGGCCACTAGTAAACACTGGCGCATCAAGCAACGTTCCGGTTGACGCTACACCAGTGTAAAGCTGATCAATCACACCAGCGCCCCAAGACAAAGCATGAGGGCGCGCTTCTGCCGACACTGTGGCAAGAGAATAGACAAACCACCCATCGCCACCAATGCCACTCGATACAAGCTGCGGCGAGTTATTCTTAAGCCCAGATCCAGTTTGAGATTGCGACCAATCAGACTGAACTTCTGTCAGCGCAAAGCTATCATCAATCCGAAGAACAGCCGGGCCGATAGTCGCGCCAGAAGGTGTTACGACTAAGTTTGCTGGCTCAATGGTCAGACCATTACCATAGAAGATAGCAGATCCAATTCCCGCAACATCATCCTTGGCAAGAGAAACAAGCGTTAACGTATCAACGCCATGCGTAGCAGAAACGCTAGTCAATGCCCCTTGATACCGAAACGCAACACCAAGCATGGCAACTGGCGTCGCTAGTTCGTATAGAACCGTAATGCTAGAAAGGCCCGTTCCGTTCTCCACATGATCCAAAGGGCCGGGAACTGGATCATACACAATGCCACCGCTAGACGACGCAGCAGACGATCCTAGCGAAACACCAAGACCAACCTTCAAACCAAGGCCTCAATATTTGCAGCGGTTGTGCCGGTTTCGTGAATGCGCGATGCGTAAACCATGAGCACCTCGTTATTGCCAATGGTCGTATTGCGAACGTTGCCTAGGAACGTGGTAATGCGAATAGTGCCACCAGTCTGCGCTCGAATAGCTCTCGCAGGCGTTGCCAAGTCAATAGTATCACTTGGCGTCACCGGAACAATATCGAAGGCAACGAAAATATCTGATTGGCTGGCTGGGTTTAGGGTCATCTTGAAATCCTTATATCTTTTACAGACGATAACACATATCCAAGATGCAAGAAAGAAGGGGCGGAATTATCCGCCCCTCTAATCATTAAGCGCCAAGGCCGATGCGCTGGGTAGCTTCTGGACGCTTGTTATACATCAGAGGATAAGCGTATTCCTCATAGCGAACCCAAGCGTCACGGCCCGAAGTGTCGCGCAGGTTCATGGCGTAGAACTCACGACCAAGCGACCCCATGAAAGGAATGAACTCAGGGCAAGGCGTCACAGCATGGATCAGGCTATCAGTGCCAGCGACAAAGGCAAATGCCTCGTTCGATTTGACAGCGATTTCCTGATTGTCATCAGTGCCGCGATAGTTCACAATCCGCATTCCAGCATAGCCGGTGAACTCTTCAAACGCGCCATTGGTGCGCAGAACGTTGCTTTCGTCGCGGCTGATATTCAGGTATGTCTCACGAACTTTGGCGTTAGCCATAAAGGCATCCCACCAGTCATCACCAGCCAGATACACGATGGTAGCATTTTGACCGAACAGACCCTTGGACTTGCGCAGAAGAACGCGCTTAAGTTTGGTTGCAGCGTCACGCGGATCAAAGGTCGAAGAAGTCAGGTTCCAGTTGATCTTGGCGGCTTCGGTGGCAGCAAACTGAGTGAAGTAATCGAACAGCAGACGGCCATCGGTATCATACAGACGGCCTTGCAGCGCGCCCAGACGGTGATACTCAAGAGTTGCCTCAATATCAGCCCGCACAACTTGGCGATACTGGTCATAGATCGACATCACAGTGGCAAGAGTATCCTCAGTGCCAAACGCGCGAAGGTCTTTAACCTCAGAAGCGTTAATGGTCTTGCCCTCGGCGATAGAAACCGAGTTCAGGTTGACCATATCGCGCGGATCGTATTTCCGCTCAGTGGGGGCCGAACCAAGAGGACGAGTTGGCAGAAGTTCCAGAGTGGTCGACTTGCGGTCAATCCAGAAGTTAGTCGAAGTCGTCGGCTTCTTGGTGAAGAACTGCGATAGGTAATTAGGAAGGTAATCAACCTTATCGACAGTGCCGTTCAGCGATGCGAGGTCAAACCCGCCAGCAGTGCCTAGAAAGATATTCATCGACATGCTATTACTCCTTATTCGTTACGCGCTGCAATGCCGCGGGCATCAAGGCCCGAGATCACAGTGCCAATAGTTTTGCCCGAAGGAACCAGAATACGCGAAATTTGCACTTCGGCATTACGAGCCACGACAGAACGTTCCTGACCAGACAGACCGCCTTCATACAGAACGCCATACACAGATCCAGCGTTCCACACGGCGAACTGCCAGCGGGTCACGTCAACGTCGATGCTGAAACCGTCACCAGCAACGAACGCGGTAGCCCCAGCGGTAATGGTGAAGTTGATCTGGGTATTGAACGCTACGCCAGTCGAACCAGTGGCCACAAGAGTGCCGGTCGGATCAAGCACGTTGAACGCGGTGGCAGCGGTGAACACAACGCTATAGGTGCCAGCCTTCGCAGCAGCCAGAACAGATACCGCACCTACAGTGCCGTTACCGGTGTTCTGGGTGTTAGCAGTCGCAACAGTGTTCGCAGCCAGAGTAGCTTTCTCGACGATGGTGCCAACGGGCAGATCAGCAGCGAGAACGCCTTTTTCGAATGACGCATTGTCCGCGTAGCTGATCAGGAATTCAGCAGTGCGCGCGCCAAGAGTAAGGATAGTCATTACTTAGCACCTTTCTTTTTGTCGCGCTCGGCATAGAACGCTTCCATGGGGGACATTTCTTTGCCCTTAGGCTTCATCGCATCGCCAAGAGCAGAGCGGGCGGTATCGTTAGCAACAACACCAGCGTCGATAACGGCCAGCGCGCCTTCAATCTGCGCATCGGTCATGTCTGCGGCTTTATCGCCAAGAGCAGCCTTCACTTTTTCGCGCCGGGCCATAGCATCGGCCATCGCTTTGGCTTTTTCCTTGATCTGTTCATCAGTCAGGATTTTAGCCTTTGCATCAGCGATTTCGGCATCCTTGACAGCGATAGCGCCCTCAAGTTCACCGATCCTTTTGTCTTTTGCCTCAATGGCAATCTTTAGCGCATCAGCGTCAGTTGCAGCTACGTTAATAGCCTTGTCGCCAATCGCTACTGCTTTCATTTCCACTTTAGGAACCTCATTGCTAGTAGTGAGCGGGGCAGCGCCCCATTGATTAGCGGCACCGTCACCAATGCGCGCTTCTGATCCGGCGCGGGCTTTATCAACCAGCGCCAAATGGTTAATGCGGATATTTTTCATCACCGCGTCATAGTCTGGGTGATTGTCCACAAATTCGATTTCCGCCGTATACCCAGCGGATAGCTCTTTCTTTCCGCTTTCAAAATCCTTGATCGCAGCAGCGTCCTTCAGGATCAAGTCAAGAGCAAGAAACTCCCCGTCTCGCATGACATTGGCCCCAACCTCGCCAACCGCCAGATTGCGCCAATTGTCAGCGTCAACCAGTTCGCGCGGATGATCGTTCGTTACCGGCGCATGGGCAAAACCAGCAACGCTATCTTTTGAAAACACTTCATTTTCCGGCCGCATGACGCGAACCACACGATTTCCCGTTAGACCCAACTCCGATGCAAGGTAATCTTGAACGCCAGCGCGAACAGCCTTAGCGTGGGCAGTTACATAGCCTTCGCTTGTCTTTCGGACTGTGCCAATATTTGCGCGGTCAAGGAACTTATGTGTCATGGCAGAATTGTTAGCATGAGTGTTGCTATCTTGCAACTTGGCGGAACTGTCATCACTTTCAAATTCCTTCGGTTCCCATGCTCGGCAAGTCCGAAGATTGTGGCAAATGAAGTCAAACTTCTCACAGAACCCACGACCTCCGCCGTCTGCGTCATACGCATCCATTGGAACGGCGTCCATTTTTTCCATTGCCTCAGTCGTATTATTGAAATACTCACAATTCGCGCAAAGCATTCTTCGCGCTTGCGTAACATCAACCATCATCGCCTTGGCATATGTATCCCAAAACGCAGGATTTGCGTCTGGCTGTTCGCTGGCTTTTTCTGGACCTAGACCATGATATTCAGCGACAACTGATCTATTAGCTGCATTCGTATACGCACTAAGAACATCAATGCTATCGCCAAAATAGCTCATACAAACCGCATATCTTTGCTTTTCATCTGGAAACTTGCCAGCCTCTCTAGACATGCAGCGACTAATGAATTTATCCTTGCTTTCACCAGAACCACGCTTAATTGGCATTTACATCATCCTCAGTCGGTGACTGGCTATCAGGCAACGCATCCTCGTCCGGCTCATCATCAATCTCACCATAGTCATCAAAGCTAGCCTCAAGTCCGGGGAATGTTCCTGCTTCAACAAGCGCACTAACAAGCGGGCGCCCGACAATATCAATAGGCATCCCCATGCGGATCATGCGTTCTGCGGCAGTGGTCAGCTTGTCCGCAATCTCGGCCCGCTCTTTATCGCTCGTTTGCCATAGGCTTGCCCATTCATACCACAGATCGTCAGGTCGGTATCCATTGGCAGAACGGATTAGGCATTCATCTAGGATTGAAATTGATGGTTCAACTGAATTGGACTGAATAGCATTGATACTGTCGTAATAGCTTGACAGTTCCAGATCACCAGTTGAACCCAGACCGCCAGAAGATGCCCCGAACAGCAATGCGCGCGGGATCGAAGCCGCCGCGCTTACTTCCTCTTGAGCCTTTTCGATAATATCAGGCAACGTAGCAAAACTGACCTGAAATTGTTGAAATTCCTCGCCCGGCACATCCTTGTTTGCAGACGCAGATAGCAGACCCAAAGCTTGATTGCTCATCATCTGGTTAAAGAGCGTGAACCGATTGATGATTTGTGTTGACTGCGCCGGATCAGACAGCAAATCACCTAACCCCGGAACAGAGATGATCTTCAACCGGCTCTCAAACACCAGATGTGCGATGTTGGAAACGATACCGTCATGACGCTTGATTGCTGGCATGGCAGCTTGAAGCACTGACCGACCTTCGCGGCCAAACACCATATCGCGCGGGTCTTCATCACCATAAAACGTCACAAGCCGCGACGGATGGATGCGCACCATGCCCATAGTCGGGCTAGACAGTTCGTAATAGCGAGGCGACCCATAAAACGGTGACATTGGGTCATCATCTACATCACCGTCAGAGATTTCACGCTTGCTAACTACCGTTGCGAACCGCAGCCCGCCTTTACGAACACGGTTCAGATTGACAGGCAGCGCAGGATCATCACCTAGATCGAAATACACATGCGCGCGGCCAAGCAACCGCGCTAGTATCATCGCCCGTTCTAGCTTGGTCCGAAGGTCAAGGCGCTTCTCTTCCGCCTCGATCAGACCGTTTACAGCAGTATCACCCTGCCATTCGCGCCACTTGCGAAAGCAGTCACTTGCGACCTGATCAACAATCTTGCGAGGAAGCCAAGCGCCAGTATAGGCATTGATTGCCTCTTGGTCTGACAGATACGGCGCAGAATACGACACCGTTGCGGATTTGTCACGATCTGTGCCAAGTCCGGTTGTGAGCGACGTAAGGGTATCGTTGAACTTGATTGCGCTTGTCATGGGCACGATTGTATGGTATGGCATGTTGTAATGCAAACTAGGGGGTTCGCGCCTGTAGCTTAGTGGTTAAAGCTGTCCGCTCATAACGGATTGATCGCAGGTTCAAATCCTGCCGGGCGCACCAAAATCCGCACGTAGCTCAACTGGATAGAGCAAGAAACTTCTAATTTCAAGGCTGGGGGTTCAAGTCCCTCCGTGCGGACCAAACATCATGGCAAAGAAACAACACCACATCATCGCAACGATTTACGACAAACGCGGGCGCATCTTGTCGGTCGGCGCGAACAGCTACACGAAAACACACCCTATGCAAGCGCGCTATGCTGCTATGGCTGGCTTGCCTCATAAGCAATACCTACATGCAGAGATCAGCGCGATCTTGCGGATTGAGCGGCCAGAGAAAGCCCATCGCATCAAGGTCGAACGATATGACAGCGCGGGCAAGCCTGCCAATGCAAAGCCGTGCCCGATCTGTGCTAAGGTGATTGAGGCAACGGGTATTGAGGTTGTGGAATGGACTGAGTGATCAAACCCAGCCAGAATAGCTTATCTTACCGCGTCGCATGATTGGTTCTAAGGCGTAGCGCGTTGCGTCTATCCAGTGGTTATACGCATCAACAGGGATATCCGTGATGTATGGTTGCCCAGTTTCAGGATCAATGCGGTTTCTGTCAACCTTCCAACTGTAAAGCTGGAATTCTTCTAGCGTGTTTTTGCAGCGCGGATGGATATAGACGCGCTTGAATGAGCGAATGAACGCAATGCCATCTTCAACGCTTCCGGGGCCTTTCTTCGCGCCTTCGATCTTGTCCATGCCATTGCGGCGAACATGGCTAATCATGCTAGGCTGCGCGCTGTCGGCAATGGTTTTGTATTTCAGGAAGTCTGGTATTTTCTCACATTCGGACTTGACCTGATCCAATTCAATGCCAGTGCCGCCGCCTTCATACTCAATCCACAAGCATTCGTCTTTGATCCATGATCTAGTAAAAGCCGTTGGATCGTTTGAATAACCCCAGTCAAGACCCTGATAAGGCCCATCAAACGTGGCACGATCAGCGGTGAATTCCTTGACCTCGAACTTGTTATTGAAAATCTGGGTCTTGCTGTTTTTAAGGTAATGCCCAAGCCAGCGATGAGCGTAGGTGGCATAGTCAAAGATGCGCAGGTCACGCTCTTGCAGGGCCTGCATCCGTTCACCGAAAAACGGATTGTCAACAAAGTTAATATCGCGAACAATCGCGCTTGGCGCTTTGTTTTTGATAAACCGAAAGTCAACAGGGCTGTTTTCAGTCTTTGGGTTATAAATCACCCACATTTCAGCGCGAGGTTGGCGGAAGATCGTCGCCTCAAGGTTAGCCCAGCTTGCCTCTGGAATATCCTCGGCTTCCTCGACAATCGTTAAGTCGATCTTGGCAAGCGATTTGATTGACTGCGGGTTGCGGTCAAGACCCTTGAAGATGAACTGCGTCCCGTTCGCGCCAGTAATCGTTTCGCGCGTTACTGTGTAGTGCTTGGCAAGCCAAGGATGAAGCGACAGAGCATCAACGACTTCCCTGTGAAAGCTCTCCGCAATCGAGTTCTGAAACTGCCTGACGCATAGAATGCGGATAGGCTCAGCGTATCCCCAAAGCGCAGCCATGGTTGCAGCGCCTACAGATTTGCCAGACCCGCGCCCGCCTCTCAAAACGCGGTATTGATACTCGCCGCGTGGTGCAGCGAATATCTCTGCTACTTTTGCTGGGAGTTTAACCTCTGCCTCATCCATCCGCGCAGGATAGATTATTTCTCGGTGCTGGTCAAAATGTGGGGCGTTTTGCGCGAAACCTGTTTGCATACAGTTGCAGCCACAAAGGTGCGTGGTATTTGCGGATGAGGAATTTACCGCGTGACGTGATGGTGTTCATTCATTTGGCTCCTTGTTCAGCAATGGCGCGCTTCACGGCATCACAGGCTTCCGCTGCCGTTTCAATAGCGTTGGCCCAGATCCGATCTTGCGGTTCCGATATCGGAATTCCGATATCGCCCCGCAGGTCGGCAATAGCCGCGCAGAGGTCGGCCACATCGCCCAGTGTGATTACCCCAAGATCGCAATTCAGCAGGCATTGGCCCCGGCTTGCATATGGGTGGCCGGTGATCGCGGTGATGCGATTAAGCAGCGCATCGAGTTGGTTGTGATCAGTCATCACCGGCCATCCTGTTCAGCGATGGCGCGCAGGGCTTTTGTTACTACGTCCACCGATCCGCCCGGCTCAGACGACATAGCTTGCGCGATGGCGTCGATGCTGCTTTCGCTGCCCAATAGCACCCGCGCCGCGTCCTGCACGGTGATGGGCTGCGGCGGTGGTTCGACAATAGCATTGGCCACAATGCGGTCGATGAAATCTTCCAGCCTGCCTATGCCAACGGCGAAGTCTTCGGGCAGTGGCAAATCATCAAGCCACGCTTTCCAGCTATCCGCCGCAGCTTCCGCTGATACCATGTAGCCGCAATTCTCCGGGTCAGAGCAATGAATTGCCCCTACCGCGCGGCAACCATCGCACCACACCAGCGGTTTGACCTTAACCACACTCACAGCATCATTACTCATTCCCCACACTCCCAATAATATCCTGACTTGCCAATGCATTCAACCGCAAGCCCGCGAGTGTATGCTTCATACATGGTCATCTTGCGCATAACAATACCGCCAGCAACTGCGCCAGCTATATAGATTACTGCAGCGCATATGATGATGATTGCGCGATCTTGCATCACTTCATCCCTTCCGCCACAAACGCAGCAACCACCAAACTAAACAACATCGCAAGGCCAATTGCTTTTGCAGAACCGCCTGACTTTTCCTTTACAGCAGGCGTCACAGGAACTGGTGGAACATCTTCACCGAATACATCGCGCCACGCCGTAGCTGCGGATACAGACGCCGCAACCTTATCGCGCTCATGCCTGTCTTTGATTTCAGCAATTTCTGCGTCTCGCTTGCGTTTCATGTGGTCAGCAACATCATCAAGGATTTTCTGCACGTTCTGGCGCAGGCCTTCATTGGCAATATTAGTAATGCGGAATTTCCGTTCAGGCGTGTCACGAAACGACGCAATGTAAACGCCATTAATTAGCATTTGATGCCACCAGTCAACACCGATCTCCTCTGAACGGAATTTTACTCCATCAGGGATAACACCCTCGCACCCACGCCAGTAGTTTTCGCCCCTTGCGTGTTTATAGCTCGTTTTTTGCATCACGGCTTCCTCACAATAGTCCAGCACTTAGCTGGCATTCCTTTGATATACAGCACATCACCAAGCATCTTGCAATCGCTTTCATTCACGCGGATAGGCTTCATAATCACGCGACGGTTATACGCAAGCACGGTATTGCCTGCTGTCAGTTCTGATTTGATGAAGGCAAGTTGCTTGTGCATGGATAGATTATAGGCCAGCCATGCACTGGATGTCAACGATTTTCCTGCATGGCGTCGCGGATTTCCGTCAGGGTTTGTATTGCGGCTGTAAGGTCTGATGCAGACATACGTGCGACTTCAAGCTTAACACGAACACCGTCTGCGGTTTCGTCTGACACTGCAACACACCCATACACACCCGGCACGATCTCTTTCCGTGTCACGGTGCGGACTGGGGATCTAGTAGCGCGGGAAATCATTTCATAGTATTCAAGACTATCTTTGACACGCACTCCCCACTTACCATTTACAACGTTCCAGTTTCTTAGAAACCCATTCGGATCACGCTTTATTTCATAAATTATATCAGAATACCTATGAAGAACCACATCTCCGACTTGCGCGCCAAGTTCTTTCAGCGTTCCGACTTGGGTCATTTCCATCCGCTCCACTTTGCGTTTCGTTGCATCGTTCATCGCACAGGCAGGTGATCATGTCAAGCGAAAAAAATATGCACCACACGCGAAAATTTCGCTTGCACAGGTTAGCGCAGTGGTGTAGGTATGATGACAAGGAAACGCTAGCAGGAGTGAATGAAATGACCATGGACACCGACACCGAAATCAAATGGCTTAAGACACAACTTGCCGCTGCACAGGAACTGAACCACCTTATGCGCCGCTGCCTAAATGAGGCTCGTGAATGGAATTGGATTGACTACAAAGATGAAGTAGATGAGCGCGGAGCGGAAGCAGTTCGTGAGGAGCTGACGTATGCTACGAAGTGCTCTGACAACATCGACAAGGCGCTGGAAGCTCACAAGCTGGCTTATGGGTGGTGACATGACGCGCAGCACTTGAGGATACAATCAACGCTAGGCCCAATTTTAGCGCCATACAGCCGCCTTTAGATTTTGCTGCTGTCATACACCAGACAATCCCTAATCGCTTTCCACGGCCTTCGTTGGGGCCACAGCGACGATTTTGATAACGCTAGGCGAGCTGCCATCGCTTGATGTGTTGTCAACGTGCTGCGTCGGTGCCCCAAAGCCGCGATCTTGAGCATCCTTTAGTAGCTTGAGAACGTCGGCGCGGATATGCTCTAGCTTTGTTGGGTCATCGTCAGCCGACGACACAACACGAGCCAGTGCCTCGACTAGATCGGCTTGCACCTTAGCGGCAGCTTCAGCGGCCCGCACTTCTGCTTTGCGATGCTCACTGGTCTTTCCGCCCGGGTTTCCTGATTGCCCGGGCTTCCATTGTGTATGCTCTGGAGGCTTTCCATATCCGACCTCAGACATATTCGATCCCTGCTTTCTCGGACTTATCCTTGATGCATCAAACCAAATCTTTGAATTTCACATCAGCGTAAGTCTTATTCTTTAGATCAATCTTGTTGTGAAACGCATACTGATCAAAAGCCGCAAATGCTTCCTCAATCGTCGGATAATCTGCAGTCACTCGTTTTAGCACTGGCTTGACTTGCACAAAGAAAAATCCTTGTGGCTTCCCTCCAAAAATTTCTTGCCCACCAGATAGCGAATAACCGTGATTATAAATTCGCGCGTATTTGTGAAACATTTCCTTATTGATCATTTTGATTTCCTTCCTGATCAGTTTCCCACATATCAAGCATATCGCGCCCTAATTCCGTCATGTCAATTCTCCGGCACATGGCGTCATTGTCAAATATGATTGCGATATACCCCAATTCATAACAACGCATGATCACTGTTTTAGCATGTCCAAGCGTTGGCATTCCGATAGTTTCGATTGTCGCAAGCCCAGCTTTAGTCGCCATGCCGTGCCAGTATAGTCCGCAGTTGTCAGCGATGGCAGATAGAAGCCGCGCCTCGTCCTGCTGTAGCACAATATCCTCATTAAGCCAAGGAGGAGGCCAAATGCCTTTAGCTCGCATTGTGACAATATCTGCCATGCGCTGTTTGTCCATTACTCTCGCCAGATCGTCTTGCCAATCATGCTCTGGCGGCTGTGTATCGTGGCTATAATCAAACAAGGTTTGTGTCATGGTGATGATGTTACACCATGACGATGTGGTGTGTCAAGGGTGGTTAGTCCAGCTTGAACGATGACATGATGACACGATGTGGTCAACAGGAAAACCACAAGATCACAAAAAAAATCACCAAACTGCCAACGAACGCCGGAAGTTCGATTTTCCACCATGGATCTGTCTTATCCGGCGGTATATGCTTTACCATGCCAGAAGCCATTCCCGCACAAGTCCACCTCGCACGATGTCATCAGGCCCAAACTCGATGTGAGGCACGTTGACAGCCCCGGAGTGAATGCGCGCCAGTGCGTATGCCAGCCCGCTATCACCGCGTAGGTCTTTCTGCCGAATATCACCGTTTACCACGGTTTTCGTTCCAGACCCGAGCCGTGTTAGGAACATCAGCATTTCTTCCGGCGTCGTATTCTGGCTCTCGTCCATGATTACGAACGCGTTGTGAAAGCTGCGCCCGCGCATCAGAGACAGAGGCGCCACCTCAATCTTGGCAGGCTTGTGCGCCGTGGTTTTCATGTCGGTCTGGACTTTGCCATGACCAAGGCATTCGCGCAGCACGTCAACCACAGGCGCGGCCCATGGCGCATATTTCTCATCCAGCGTTCCTGGCAGATAGCCAAGATCACGACCGCAGCTTACGTTAGGCCGCGTGATGATGATCTTGTCCACATCGCCTGCAGCGTATAGTTCAGCCGCATATGCCGCCGCCATGTAGGTCTTGCCTGTGCCGGATGATCCAGTGACGAATACCTGCTCATGGTCTCGCATGGCGTCAAGGTATTCAGATTGTCGGGCGTTCATCGGCGCTAGTCGTGGCGCGTGTTGCTGATCGTCTGCGACTGGGTCATAGGTCCGGCGTTTTGCCATTGTGTATGGTCCTGTGGGTTTCGGTTAGGTCATGGTATGGTGCGGCGTAGCCGTTGTAAAGGCGGCCTATTCAGGATGAGAAAGACGCATCGAGATTGGACTGAACGGTTTCAGCAAACTTACGCGCTCCGATCATGCTGTCAAAAACATAACGCAACTTGGTTTCACCAAGGATTTCCGCAGCGTCTTGGTCGATCATGACGATGTAACGTTTTACCATGTGCGGCCCGTAGGTTTCTTTGATGGTTGCGGCTTTGATCGGTGCATTGATCATGGCTGTAATCCTTGTGTTTCGTTACGATAACCATATACCAGTGATCACCACAAGCAAGCGAAAAATCATGCCATCTGCGGTAAATTTCCGCTTGACCGATGTGCATGGTGATGTATGGTCATGACATGCCGCACGGTGCGGCGATGGAGATGATGATGGGCCAGATCGTAACAAAATCTCAATACGATGCGCTTATGGAAATTGCAGATCGCGGCGAACGTCTGAAAGCCTGTGATCTGAACATTCGGCCTCAAACGTGGAACGCTCTCGTAATGCGCGGATGGGTTGAAGTGAAGGACGGTCATGCGTTTGTGACGGGTGTGGCATGGGATGCGATGAAATGACACTCCCAGCTTGGATTGTGATGAATGGCCGCGTTCCGCGCTGGGCATTCCGTCGGTTTCGCATCATCGCAGGGCCAACGAAATGCCGAGTATGCAAAAGACTGACCTAGCCACCAGTGCAAGAGACGTGCAAAAGGCCCGCTGTTCAGGCGGGCCTATTCATATCATGCGATGCGCCAGATGTGATATGTGTTTCTGTTAACTTTCTTTGTCCTGAACTTCTTCCCAGTCTCATACGCGTGTTTTAGTGCATAGTCTTGTGGTGACTGCCATCCGCCATACTGGCCTAACTTTACCTCCACAAAGTCACCAACTTCCATAGACGAAAACGGCCACTTTGGCTTTCTTCCACTTCTTGAGTAGATTCCATCATCCTTCATTTCCTCTTCTGTGGCTTTGTCGAAATTCTTTGGCATCTTCATGCAATCCTCCAAATGCGCCATACATCGGCAGCAACCTTGCGAGTGCGGAATTTCTTCTTGACCTTGAATGCATATGTTGAGGCGTAAGCCTGCGGGTTTTGTGGCCCGTATTCGCCAAGCCTGATCACCACGACGTCGCCAACATCCATAGCGGCAAAAGGCCATTTAACAGAACCACGTTGCTCACTTGTGAATGTTCTGCCAGTGCGGCGGCACTCATCAATGTTCATTTCTTCTGAGGTTGCCTTCTCAAACATGCTACATCCTTTTGATTAGTAGGTATGTAGTGTGTATACACTAAAGCTGTGGACTGTCAACAAGCCAACCGCTTTCTACCACGGTAAGGCGCTGGTAAGGTGTCTGGTAGTAGGTAAAGGCGCTATTTTAGACGAGCTAACACACTGATATATATATATATTCCATGAAAATAGTATGTAGTAGCCTACCAGCCAACCGTATTTCAGAAAAACATAGTGTTTTATACAAATCTGTGTGTGATCGTATTTTGGTGAAAATACGCATAAAAGAATACACACATATCTTTTTCGGTTGGTAGGGTCTTTTGGTGGTAAGTAAAATCAGCAAAAACAAACACTTAGCAACCTACCGTTTTTTTAGGTTTCCAGATGTTGACACGTCGCACTATGCCGTGTATCCATGGTGTCTGAATGACGGAGAGAAAATGTCAGACGCCTTGAGTGACTTCATTGCAGCCATGCGAGAGGCAGGCTGCGCGCCTTCAAGCGGTGACGTGATCGCGGATGACGTGCTACATCGCTTCCATATTGACGGCGACAAGCCGCGTTCCGAGAACGGCGCGTATCGGTTGCAGATCAATCCAGATGGTTTCGGCGTTGGATGGTTCAAGAACTGGAAAACCGGCGAAACAACGCATTGGCACAGCAAGACTAGCCGCAAGGCCACAGCGGAAGAGAAAGAAGCCGCCAAGAAACGCATACAGCAGATGAAGGAAGCGAGGGAAGCGGCGGATGCGGAGGCAAAGCGCCTAGCCGTGCAAAAGGCCGCTAAGCTGTGGGCTGATGCAAAGCCTGTGACTGGTGATGAGCCGTATCTAGTGCGCAAGGGCATCACTGGAGAAGGGTGCCGAGTTATTGGTGATAGCGTTGTGGTGCCGCTGCGCAAGGATGGTAAGCTGGTCGGCCTGCAATTCATCCAAGACGATGGCGACAAGCGGTTCTTGAACGGATCGGACGTGCACGGCGCTTATCACAGCATGGCGCGTAAGGGAGACGATCTGAGCACGATTGTGATTGGCGAGGGCATGGCGACTATGGCAAGCGTTCGTGCTGCTATGGGCTGGCCTTGCATCGTGGCGTTCAACGCGGGAAATCTGAAAGAGGTTGCCAAGGTTATCCGCAACAAGTATCCAGATGCGCGCATTGTGATCTGCGCGGATAACGACCAATGGACAGTCATCAAGGGAAAGCCTGTCAACGTTGGCATTGAGGCGGCACAGCAGGCGGCTGTTTCTATCGGTGGCGCACAAGTGGTCTGGCCTGCGTTCCCGTCTGATGATGAAGCGCGGCGCACGGACTGGAACGATATGCACGTGAGCGATGGGCTGGACGCTGTTCGCGCTGGACTGAGCGCCGCCCCCACCGTGCAAAAGGCTGATGTCCCAGAGATCGACGACTGGCAGCCTATCAGCGAAGAGGAGTTGATTGAGGTTCATGGCGATGACCCTCTAAGCGTGATCCGTCCAATGGGTCACGACAGGGGTGATTATTACTTTATGCCGAAGTCTGGCGGTCAGATCGTGAGGGTTGGCGCAACGGCGCTTGGTCGTATCCAGACGCTGTATAGGCTAGCGCCAAGGGGGTTCTGGGAAAACCATTACGGAACGCCCGGTAACAAGGTCAGCGATAGCGAGATTGCAAGTTACGCCAGCGCGCATTTGATTGAGGCTTGCCACAGGATCGGGGTATTCGAGGCTAACAAGGTGCGTGGCGTCGGGGTTTGGATCGACGGCGGGCGCACGGTTGTGAACTGCGGCGACGTGCTGATCTGTGATAAGCAGAAAATTCATCCGAGTGACTTCAAAGGCCGGTATCTGTATGAATCAGGCGCAGCCGTCATTGATCTGGACTGCGAACCGTTGCACAACAAGGAAAGCGCGAGGTTGCGTGATGCTTGCAAGCTGATCAAGTTCAAACGACCACAATACGCTGACCTTTTGGCCGGATGGATCGTTATTGCCATGATAGGGTCTGCTGTTGTGTGGCGACCTCATATCGTGATCACAGGGCCTAAGGGCAGCGGGAAGTCAACGATTGTTGATGACGTGATCAAGGCGGCATTGGGTGACGTGGCGATCAATGGCGATGGCGGGACCACTGAGCCGGGCGCTAGGAGGCTGTTAGGCTTGAGTGGGCGACCATTCATCATGGATGAGGCAGAGAGCGAGAATAAGTCCACACAGACTGAAATGGCTAAGATTTTCTTCCTTGCTCGACGTGGAAGCAAAGGCGGCAAGATCAGTAACGCCTATGCGGATTTCATTGTGCGGTCTTGCTTCTGCTTTGCGGCGATCAACCCGCGTATTGAACAAGGGGCCGATAAAGATCGGATCACAACTCTTGAATTGGTTGTGGATAAATCTGCAAGTCGAAAAGAAAACTATGCGACATTGATGCGCGCAATCAAGGATTGCATGGTGGACAACTTCCCACAGCGACTAATGGCGCGAACAGTTGAACATATTGATTCGCTGTTTCACAATATCAAGGTGTTTACTTCCGTTGCGAGTGATGTATTCGGCAACCAGCGTGATGGCGACCAGATCGGTGCGCTATTGGCTGGGTCATATTCTCTTGTCAGCACAAACAAAGTAACTTTGGAGTTTGCACGGGAATGGATGGATAAACAGGAATGGGATTGGCACGGATCAGACAATGATATGACTGATGCGGAGAAGCTGGTGACGCATATCATGACATTGCGTGTTCGATATGACCATGACGGGCGCAGCTATGAAAGCAGTATTGGCGACATGGTATCTGCGGCGTCGATTAAGGGCGCACCGGGATATGATGCTGCTGATAAGGGCCTGCGCGGGTATGGCATTCGGGTTATTGATGGCCGGATCGTCATTGCGAACAACAGCCCACAGCTAAAACGGATGCTGGATGATACGCCTTGGGCGGTGTGGCGTGGAACGCTTAGCAACTATCCCGGAGCGGATAACTACGGCAATAAGCCTGTATATTTTGGCAGTGGTTTCGAGTGTAAGGCGACAAGCCTGCCTTTGGATAAGGTCATGGGGAAGCGGGATACTGTGGCATACGATAGTGAAGATATTGGGTTTGGGGATGATTGGCGATGAGTAGCATCAACCTATTCCCAGATCAAATAAAGTGGATTGATGAAATCAAGGAATCTATGCGCAACAGCAAAGCTATTTGTGCTGTTGCTCAAACGGGATTTGGTAAAACGCTTTCCAGCGCATACATGATGAGCAAGATTTGTGAAAAAGGGAACACGGCTTGGTTTATGGTTCCTCGCCGAGAACTTTTGAAACAAACATGCAAATCTCTTAATGAATATGGAATTAATTACGGTATAATTTCAAACGGATATACTCCAAACCCATTTGCAAAGATTAATGTTTGCACATCTGGAACATTGAATAACCGCATCAAGAAAGGTTTAGTAAAAGCGCCTACTGTTTTGTTTCACGATGAAGCACATTTTAGCGGCGGTCAGATTGATGACATTATTGATTGGGCGCGTGATAGTGGATCATGGCGAATTGGATTAACCGCAACACCGGAAAGGTTAGACGGTAAAGGGCTTGATCGTCATTACGATACTATGGTCGAGGGCCCTAGTTTATCATGGTTGATCAAAAACAAAAGGCTATCTGATTTTAGATACTTTGCGCCATCAATTCCAGATATGACTGGAATTCGCAAAAGCAATGGAGACTACTCGACAAAGCAGATGGAAGAAAAGTTTTCACAAGATCGTGTTAGAATTGGAAATGCTGTTAAGCACTACAAGGAACACGCATACGGAAAAAAACATTTGTGTTTTTGTGTATCTGTAAGGGACGCAGAAAAGGTTGCTGAGGGATTCCGTGATGGTGGGGTTTCTTGTTTGGCTGTTTATGGAGAATTGGGCGATGCTGAAATAACGCGGCGTATTATCGCGCTTGCGCTAGGTGAAGTAATGGCGCTGACAAGCGTTAATCTTATGGCGTTTGGATTTGACCTAGCAAGCGCTGCACGTATGCCTGTAACAATTGAAAGCCTTGGTATGATGCGGCCTAGTGACAGTCTAGCGCTTGTGCTACAAATGTGGGGAAGGGGCTTGCGCATGAAGGATCAACCGTGCTATATTTTTGACCACGCTGGTCTTGCTAGTAAACATGGATTGCCGGACGATGAACGCAGATGGACGCTTGCGGGGAGGGAAAAACGCAGCAGCGGTGGAGAAAAGAAAGAACCGACTAGACAATGTCAGTCTTGCTACTACGTCCATAGGCCAAAGCCATGCTGCCCAAACTGCGGTTTTGTGTATCCGGTAAATTCGCGCGAAGTTGAAGAAATCGAAGGCGAATTGATGGAGGTAAGCCGTGATCAAGAGCGCGTAGAATCCAAGCAAGCCAGACAGAACCAAGGTCGCGCAAAGACCTACAATGAGTTACTAGCCC